TGAAAAAATGCGCCAAATGCTTCCAACCATTTCTCAACCTCAGGAGGGCATTGCAAAAAATATTTTTTGCAATGCCCTCCTGAGGTTGAGAAATGGTTGGAAGCATTTGGCGCATTTTTTCAATGCCTTCAGCTGCCTGAACGTGCTGTGCTTCTCTCAAATTTCCTGAAAGGATCGCAAGCGTTTTATCAATCGAAGAAACGTCTCGCACATCTGCAGGATTTACAAAAGGTTCTTTTCTCCCCAAACTCGACGCAATTGAATTTGCAAATTCTGCAATTTTCCTTGTGTAAGGAGCGATTATCCCAGGAGTCAACAAAGAACCTTCCCTTGGCAAAGATGCAAAATCTGCTGCCAAAGTTCTAATATTTTGATATATTGCCATGTTTGCTTTTTGAAGCTCTTTTGCCTCTGCAAAAGTTTGCGGAACTTTTTCCAACTGAGCTGAAGTATATCCAGAAATGGCCTCTCTGACCGCTTTGTCAATAACGTTTTGATCTTCCTCTCTCGCAAATTTAGAAGGTTTCGCCATTGGCTGGTCAGGGGAAGCCAAATTTGTTTTTGGCTGTTCAGCGGAAGCCAAACCTGTTTTTGGCTGTTCAGCGGTCTGCTGGTCAGCTGGAGCCAAACCTGTTGGAGGAGGAAGCTCAGAGGTTGAAACTTTCGCTTCCGAAGGTTTTGGAAAAGTTTGATCAATGTCTGCCGTTTTATCAAAAGACGGAGGCGCAAGGCCTGCAACAACCGGAGGCTTTTTCTCTTCACCAAATGAAAGAGTATCCGTTCCGGCTTGTCCAGTCGGAGGATTAAATCCTTTTGGAAACTTTCCGTTTTTGATATCTTCTTGCTCTTGTTTGCTGAAAGGAGCAATTCGGAATGTGCCAATAGGTTTTGAATAATAAACGCCCTTTGGAATAAATTGAAAATCTCCATTTGGTCCGATAATTCTCACCGTGTCGCCAACCATCGCACCTTGAGCTGTTTGCGCTTCAATTGCCTTCGCTGTTTCTTCTGCTGATTTGGTTTCGGCTTCCGTTTGGCCTATGCCTGCACGAGTTTTCTGCTGGCCCATATAAGCCGCCGAAGCTCCCGCAAGTCCTTCACCCAAAGCCGGAAGGAAGAATGGGCTTTTCGAAGACAGCATCGAGCCAATTCCAGCCATTGCCGGAACAACATACTTTTCTTGCAACAGTTCATCAAAGAACCCTTTTTTGGAATCTTTGCCCGCCTCTTCCCCAGGAACATTGAAATCTCCAGCCGTTCTTGCTCTTTACGCCGGAAGATCTGCACGGGTATCTCCAAGATTTCTTTTTCTCGGAGCTTCGCTAGGCTCCGTTGGGCGACCTAATGCTTCGTTAAACTTCCGCACATAATTTGAATTGGTTGTGCCGAGATCATCCGCAACATTCCCTGCCTCGGCGCGGGGTTTTCCGGTGAACCAAACTGAAGCCGCATCTTCTGGGTTGCCATATTTGTCCAATGATTTCCCAAAATGATGCCGCGCAATTTTTTCTTGCGCATCTTTATTGGCGAGATATTCATCGGGCGTCATCTTTTGACCCAACGCCTCTTCTGTCCATGAAGGAATATTGGCCCCCATAACTTGATATTTTCCGTAAGCTCGGTCGCCCTTCTTGGTAACTGGACCAAGAGCCGCATACGGGTCTTTTTGACCACCGCTTTCAGTTTTTGCAATCGCGCCCAAATAGCGACCTAGTTCATCTTCTGGCGCACCGCCGCCTTCGTAACCCGCACGACCGCCATTCTTCATGAACCCAGAAGCAAACTTTGCCATGTCCATGATGGCTTTCATCGTTGGGTCCTGCATGGCTCCAGGAAGATGTTTTTGATCAGGCATTTTGAATTTGGACGTGTCGTCCGGAATGTCGAGTTTTTTATTATTTTCATCAAGGTCGTAAGGCATGCCTCCGGCGGCGTAGCCCACGAGTCCGCCACGAGCTTCAGGCTTTTTTTCTTTGTCGCCAAGTGATTTAAAAAAATCATAGGCTTTCCGGCCAAAACCGCTCTCGCCAGTTTTCTCGTTTGTTGAAAACATTTTCGAAATAGTTTCGCCAGTGTTCGCCGCATTCATCATTTGCGACATTCCGCTTTCCAATGGCGCAGGAGGAGGGGAGCCAACCATGAGCCTTCCGACAGGCAAGCTCGCCTCCGGAACGCGACTGTGTTTTCCCATTCCTCCGGAAAGCCCACGAGCAGACGGGACATGGCTGCGTTCACCGCCGTCGAAGAACCCTTGCTGACGGGCGATGATGTTTTGAATGGAATATGGGTCGTAGGGATCGTAAGCTCCGCCTCCGCCAGCGAACCCTTGGCCCATGCTCTGCAGCCCGACAGCTCCGCCTTCGGAAGCCATGCCGCCATCCTCGAAGTGCCCACGCTTGGCAGCGTCTTTTGTTGCGGCATCGTAGTCAACAGTTTTGTAGCCCTTCGCCAAACCGACCGCTTCAGGGTGATGCTTCTCGACGTTCTGAGCGGACAAACCAATCTGCTTAGGCCCGCCCTCGCCTTTGTAGCGGAACTTGATGATGTCCTGACCGTCGAACGTTTTGCCGATCTTTTCAATGCCTTCTTTGAGCCGTTCATCCGAGAAAAACGACATTGGCTGGGTCGTGGTTGTGCTCGAGCCGGACAACGCGCCTGTGCCCATTGCGATGTTCGCGAGGAACTGAGCGACCTGATATGGGTATGCCTGTTCCTGCAGGAACTGATTGTACTGGGCGGTTTTTCCAGCCTGTTCGGTTTGCTGACCAAGGGTGCCCGCGCCAATCTGCGCCTGAGCTCCCTGCAGCCCTGCTTGCTGTCCTGCGAGGGCCGTCTGGCCACGCTGGCCGAGGCCTGACATATAATTCTGCGCGGCGTTCTGAAAACCTTGCGATTCCATGCCACCAATCGTCTGACCCAAAGCAAGGTTCTGCTGATTGATCAGGTTACCCATGCCAATATTGGCTCGATCGCCGCCGAACGCGCCTTGCCCGATCGCGGATCCCTTCATCTGAGCTTGCTGTTGACCCGCAACATTTTGCATCTGATTTCTTGTCGAGGCAACCGCGCTCTCGAGGTAGGGGTTCATATAACCCTTCACGCCCTGAGAGAAACCTTCGGGAGTGTAGCCTTGCTGCACCTGATTCAAAACAGGCTGTGCGGCATTGGCATACTGGTTCATGCCAGCCTGACCTGTTCTTTGCTGTTCATTCAACTGCGCAACAAAAGCATCAGGCGTTGTGCCGTATTGCTGAAAAGGTTTTGCCGCAACGTCTTCTGCGCGAGTGTTCACAGCATTGTAACGCGCCATGACCTCGGGAGGAATCTTGGTTGTTGAACTCGTGGTTCCGGTTTTCCCGCCCATGTCAATGCTCCGTCGCGTTTTCAGGTTGAGCTTCGTCTGCCCATTCACCTGTCTTCTTGCCATAAATCCAATAAGCACCCGACTGTGGGCCAAATTGCCGCTCGTAAAGTCGAACCTTGCCCTCGGCCCTCTGCGAACTCAAAATCCCGATCACCAATGGAAGCTGCAAAACTTCCGCCGCCTGTTTCGCGAATTCGCAAAGTTTCCTTGCCCGACCGCCTTTTGCACTTCGGTAATCAGGATGAACGAAAATCGCACGTTCGACAATCGTTAAATCATCTGAATACCACAAAGATTCAGTCCGCAGCAAAATTGCAGCCTCGAATTGCTCTCCGGCTTTGCCAATGATCCCGACAATGCCATGCTCCCTCGTCAACCCAGCCCAAAGCTCTCCCAGCAATTTCATTGGGTTCGGGTTCGTCAAACCATTTTCTTCGCACGCTGCCAAAGCGAGCTTCATCATGCTGTCAATGTCTTCGGGTGTTCCGACGCGAACGTTCAATTCGTTGTCCATGATCAATCTTTCTTTGGCCCAGGAAGTTTTTTCAGCGTGTGGATCGTTTTTTGGCGGTAGCTTTTGACGAACTCATCCAAACTGGCATGACCGTGATCCATGTCGCCGCCGCCAATTTTGAGAACGTCTTTCGGAGAAATGACATACTCTCCTCCGGCTGCCACGATCTCAACAGGGGCTGCTCCACCTGCCGCCCTTGCGCCGTAGGGTTTGCCCTCGGAGTAGGGTTGTTCGGCAGAGTCATATGGCTGCTTTTCATTCACCATGTATGGCTGAGAAGAAAACATTTTTCTGGCGACTTTGAAACCAGCCATAGTGTTGCCTTCGCCCATGGCCGAAATGATGTCGGCAGGGATGACGTACGAGCCTGAAGCAACGTTCATCGGCAGGTGATCCGTGCGTCCGGCGACCGGAGAATGGATTGGGCCTTCATGAACTTTACTCATCATAAAATTCGGATCGGATTTTGTGTATGACATATCGCCTTTGTCGTAGGACATGTCGGCAAACGGCCCACCCTCCGCTTTCGCTGGACGAACTGTTTTTGCGGCAGCTTTGAACGCGCCAGCGGTTGGTGCGCCTTTCGCATTCGGCTTCCGCATGCGCTCTTTTGAGCCACGAGCGATGCGCTCGCGCTTGGCGTGAATGTTGGCATACAACCCACCGCCATTCGCCTTTGTGTTCCGAGCAACGTTCAACGCCGCCGCGATGGATTGATCCTGCGGGTGACCAGAGTGCATCATCTCCGAGATATTGGAGCTGACTGTTTTTTGGGATGAACCTTGTTTTAGCGGCATAACGACCTCACGTATAAGTGACAGAAGCGACCTGTCCTGTTCCTGTGGTGACAACAAGACCATCCGCAAAAGGAACTTGGATTTGCGTAATGCCAACCGTATTTGGAATAATGTAAATCCTCAAACCCGTCAAAGAATTGGTGTTTGATGAATCGTAAACAGTTCCGGTTGTGGTTCCTGCAACAATAACGGAAATGTTGGCCAACCAACCTTTGCCAATTTTGACTTGGTAGGTTGTTGCCGCCGCAATTTCTTTTGAATTGTTTGTTCCCGCCAACCGCGAAAGAGTGTTGGTGTATTCACCAATTGCAATAACACCGTTTTTCTGGGTGGTGAGGATATCGTCAAGACTTGCCATTAGAATTTCCCATCCATTTGAGCACGGTAACGCAATGCGCCAATTCGAAAAAATGTTCCGGAAGTAGCAACTCCCGCCGCATTTGCAGTTGAACATGAAATGCGAAGCAAACGGTTTCTGATCCGAACACTCAAATATTGAGTTTGCTGATTCATGGTGTATGGACCGTACTGCGTTGGCGTATCGCCTGGATAATCCGCCCCGTAAAAAGTTAAATACATTGTCGCTGAGGTTGATGAACCAGTCGATTGTTGAGCGGTCGTTTGCCATTTGAAATCAGGCCAAATTTGATCAATGAAGATCAAGCTGTCTGCGTCGTTCAATTGCATGTAACCCGTTTCAAACGACGAAACCATTGGTGAATTACCAGCATTGTAACCAATTTCATGTTGCCAGATGTAGCCATTATTGTCTGCCCCGATCGGCGAGCCAAGAACCGACTGATCGCACCACGCAACCCGATCCAACAATCCATAGTCCCAAGCCTGAGTCGTTGTATTATATTTGACGTAGGAATCATTATAGGTTGCATTGATGGATGGGTAATACCAAGTTACTTCGTCAAAAATTGAGTTTGTCGCGCAACGGATCAAATTAACGTAATTTGTATTCAAATTCTGGAATATCTGATCCCAAACTGGGCAAGCCATATCCTGTGGCCCACCATCCGCCAAAACATTAAACCCTCCAGGAGACATCCAATATGTCGCCCTTCCAAGAATACCAACTGCTTTTTTTGCGATTAGACCAACGCCGTCTGCGAGCTTGTTGAACCCAAACACGTTTGGATAGCCAACATATTGCATTGCCCAAACAGCCAAATCTGTCCAAATTAAAGCCTGTTGCGAAGATTGAATTCCTGCAACGATCATGCTTCCTTCCGCGATGCGGAAAGATCCGGCTTGATTGTTTGCGGAGGCTTGCCAAACGGTTGCGTCTCCGGCATCCGACCAACGGATCAACAACGGATCCTGAATGCCTGTTACGGTTGAACCGTAGGCTACAATTTGCCTTGAAGGCATTGCAATGAAATGACCCGTATTGGTCAACGGTGCAGTTTCCAACAAAAATGCTGTTGAAGTGTTTTGGCTTGGAGACCAATAATAAAGCGGCCCGTTTTCTGAGTTTGCAGTAAGAATCTCGCCAAAATTATTAATCACCCAATCGGTTGTTGTGATTGTTGGAGCAGAAGGATAAATCAAAGGCTCTCCCGCGCCATACCCTCCGCCGCCGTAACCAGTTGGATTTGCTCCATAACCCGCCGCCGCAAATGCTGAAGGAATATTAAAATAATATTGATAGTGAGCACTTCCGCCGTTCATCAAGAATGCTGTATCGCTTGTTGCGGCAGAAGAAGAAGTTATTTGATATTTTGTTGAGCTAACGTAGGTGGTGAAATAATTGCCGTAAATCGTTAACCCAGCAGAGGTGGTTGATGTTAAAAAAGTTGCAGTATAGCCATCCTGTTGATACGGATGGTTAGCTTGCTCAACTTCAACCAATGAAGTCCCGTTTGTCGGATCAAAAGATGGAAGTGTTGCAACGCCAGTGGTTGAGGTAGCAACCGTTCCAACATCAATGGTGTAAATATTGTAATACGCACTGGCTGTATAAGAAACGACTTGGTACAACCCTGTTATGTATAAATTAGCAACGCTAATTGGAGTTTGAATCCAAACTGAAAACCCGCCACGGATTTGATCCGGAGCATACATTGTAATTGTCCCAGTGCCAGCGGTCGTTGTGTTTACGTCTGCTGCTCCACTGGGCGTTGTTGAAAGATTGAACGTTGTGCCCGTCAAAGGCAAAACATAATAAGATATCCCTGCGGTCATTCCTGTTGGGACAGTTAATGTTGAAGAAAATACAACTTCTGTGTTTGCAATTGGAGTTACAGCCGCTGTGACAACCGTTGGCGACGCGCTTGTAAATGTTACTGTTTGAACTCCAAGTCCTGTGTCAAAAATTGTTACGGTTGAAGATCCACTTGTTGTGGATGCAAACGGGACTGTTGCAGTGCCACTACCTGTCGAAGTTGTATTGACGTTCGCGGCACTGCCAATCGTCGTAGACAATCGGAATGTTGTTAATGTCGGAGCAGGGCTCGTTGCGATATAATACACTGTTCCTGCCGTCACCCCTGTCGGCAAAGAGCCGCCTGAAAATACAAGCGGAGTTCCTGGAGCTGTTTTTCCTATTGTCGCAGTCATTGTTTGAGAGGTATATGTCCCACCAATGGAAACAACCCAAGAATTAGCAGAACCGCTAACAACTTTACCAAGTGATATTGACCCAGAAGAAAGTATGGTCATCCCCACCAATAACGCAGGACTACCTGTAGTTGTTAAAGCCGTTCCTACGCAGCTTGCGCCCGAAAGACTAACCCCAGCCGTGACAACCGTTGGAGAAGCATTTGTAAAAGTTACGGTGCTTGTTTCAACAGGAGAATCTGACGAAGTTTCTTCTGGGGTAATAAAAATTTGGTTCCCAGCAGTGTTCGTCGCATCGTTATATTCAATGTAAGAAATGCTGTCGTTTGCCCCAACTGCAAGGCGTTTGTTTGTGTTCAAGTCTTCCCAAGGATGAAGTTCATTTATGTTTGGGGTAACCTGTGTTGCCCACTGAACCCAACCTCCCATTTTTTGGATGAGGCCCATGCCTGAGCGGTCTGGCACGAAACGAATAAGCTGAGATTTTGAAAACGCCGCCTCGTTCAAGGCAGGTGTCTTGTAGGTATCAATACCAGGGATCAACTTCATCGTTGCGTGAGGCATGGGAGATTACCTCGTTGGTGAAGCGACAGGGGATGGTGAGTAGGCTGTCCAAGCCGCCGCCTCGAACTTCTTGCGGTTTTCTTCAACCAACGCGCTTGCTTTGAGAGCTTGGTATTGGCTTTCATAGCTTTGCGCCATTTGAGGATCGTCGGACTGTCGGCCAAAGTTGCGCTGATAAGCGGAGATATAAATCATAGAAGCCATGATGAACAAATCCGGCAGATAAACGCTGATGAATGTTGTCGAGTTTGCGGCAGATAAAGGCGTCGATCGAACTGTTCCGGTCAACCGGACTGAGTATGTTGAGTCGGGCGTTGGGCCAACAATGATATTTTGCGACGTTTTCCCTGTCGTTGCAGAATCCCCGCCATAAACCGCAAAGTATTTCGGCAAACCTGTTGTTGAGCCTGACCCATAAACATTTTGAATATATTCTTTCCCAATCGCCAAAAGCGGAGTCGAATTGCCTGTCCCGTCAATGACCTCAAACGTTTGCAAAGAAACAAACGACGAAGTTGGTATTGTCAACGTGTTGTTGCCAGAACTAAACGCATAAGAAGAATCGCTAATCTGCGTCGAAAGAAAATCCAAATCGCGTTGCATACGCAATTCAGCGTAATCAATCATGGACGGGACGATGGTAAGGTAATTTGAGTCAGTCGATTGCACGACCGCCATCGTGGCAATTTGTTCAACGTAGGTTGCGTATGTTAATCCGACCATGTCACCCTACCATTGAAGTCGATGCCGATTTAACTTCTGCAACTCTCCGGCCCCACCCCTTGCCGAACGTTTCCCAAGTCGGAAGACTCTGCAAAAACTGCAATCTATTATCGTTGATTTTTTGCAATAAGGAAAGGGGATCTTGTAAATTAACTAAAGAGAGGGTTGCAGGTCCGATAACCCCATCAGCATGAGCACCACAAGCTGTCTGAAGATACTTGCTGGCACGAGCAGGACCACTATTAATAGCAAGATCAAAAACAGAAAAGTCCACCCCAAACGGGAGGTCGTCGCAGCGGCACTTGTCCCAGTACCGCGCTTTGTAGAGGGGAGCGACGTCTGAAATTTTGAGGGCTTTGATGTCATTTTTTGTTACCTCGTGGCCTAGCCATTCTTCCCAAACCTTTTTCGTGCAGCCAAGGTTCGTGACTCCACCAGGATCTTTCGGGTGGTCGACGTACCCACCTTCATGTTTCAACACGAGAGCTAAACACTGTTCAAAATTGCCTTTCATGACTCACTCCTTTGGTGTTGAATTGTAAATCATCTGGTCTTTTTTCTGAGACCCAGACGACGATCCGAAATAGAAAGCAATGATGCCACCCCACGCCGTCTGCAACGCGCCAAGAAGAAGAAGCAATGCCTCGTTGCCAGAAGTCGGCAAACCGTAAACAAGCATGTAAATCAGAATGGCAAAGAACCCAAATGTTACGCTGATCGCCAAAGCCCGAGGGATCCAGTCTTTGACTTCTTTTTGCATCTCACGCGCAGACTTACGGTCGTCTACCGCAATGCGTTCAAGGTCAATGTCTAGGCTCTTCATCTGGACACGGAAGTCCGCGTCGATCTTCTTGACCGTTGCAAGCTGCTCAGGCGAGGCGGTGCGGAGCGCCGCTTGCAGATCGTCCTCAGAGCCGTCTTCGTTGCCGAGCAGTGCCATAGACAGTGCCTTCGTTGCCATCCCAGCCAATGGGCCGCCCAAGGCAGTTGCCAAGGTTGGAGCGACTGAGCCAAGTAACCCCCCGAAATTTTTAAGCAGATCCATCGTCCTTACCTCCTGATTTAGAGCCCAACATGATACCCGACAGCGTGCCTGTCAGGAACGTAGCGATTGGAGCAATTAATTTAAAAAATTCCTGATCGTTTGGAGCTTGCCCATCAATTGGCTGAACGACAAAAATCAGGCTGTAAAGTACTGCAAAGACGGTTCCGGTTAAGGTCAGGCACAAGCTGATGCCAATGATAAACTGCAAAAGCGCGTGGAGTTCGTCTTCCTTGATCCTCATCTTGCGACGGCTCCGCACGGGTTTCTTTTTAATGTGTCGGCTGAACAAGTTCCAGAGGCGGTGCAAATAGGAGGATTGCATTCAGGTGCGTCCCAGTTTTTCGGATCTTGGCACGGGTAGCGATAA